AACAGCAAGCAAGATACGAAGCTAATAGGATTGCTGCAGTAGCTGCACGTGACTTAAAGATTCAATCTCTTAATCAACGAGCTATACAAGAGTCTGAGGCTGTTGCAGAAGATAAGATGGCTTTAGCTATCAAAGCTTTAGAAACAAAAGAAAGACAGAAGGTAGCAGCTGGTGAAGCAGGTGTAGCTGGTAAATCAGTTAAACAGCAACAAGAATTAACAGAAGCTAGAAAGCTTAGAGGTATCTCTAAGTATGATGCTACTATTGATAGATTACTTACACAAGTTGAACTAGAAAAAGCTGGTGTTAATGCAGAAGCTTTGAATCGTATTAATGCCATACAACAAGGACAACCACCTAGTCTAATGGGTGCTGTTGTAGGTGCTGCTGCTAATGCTGCTGCTATGGATATTAAGTATGGTGATGGTAAAATGTTTGGTGTTGATTTAATTAATAGAGATGTAGCAAATATGACTACAAATGGCATGACAGGAATTACAACAACAAAAATTAGAGCTTTATCAACAGCCAAGATTTTTAGTTAAGAGGTTTAAATGGCAAAAAGAACTCCAGTAGGCAGACTAGATGTTAGTGGTATTTCTACTACACCTATAGCAAGACCAGTAGAAACTTATGTACGTCCTGCTCAAATTCAACCACAACTTTCACCTTTATCTGAATTTGTAAATGCTATAACTCCAGCAGTAAAAGCTAAAGCAGATAAAGAATTAGAAATTAAACTAAAACGTGAAAGAGAGATTGAAAAAAACCGTTTAGCATCAAAAGACTTTCAACAAAAAATGAGGATGCTAGAATATAACAGTCGTATTGAAGCAGAGTATTTAAAAAATAAAGAAATTATAATCCAAAAATCACCAGAACAGTTTATGGATGATTTAAATACTTTTAGAGATAAAGATTTAGAAGCATTAAGAAAGGATAATGTAGACCCTCTAATTATAGAAAATACTAAACTTAACTATGACTTAATAAATGCAACAACTTTGGCTAGTTTCAACAAAGATAAAACAGCTTATAATAATACTCAACTAAATAGTCAGTTCAAAGATAGTATAACTTTTATAATGAACAGAACTAAGAAAGTAGATGGAACAGAGTATACTGAAGAAGATAAAATAAAAAATATCTTAGAAATGCGAGAAGCTTTTGCAGAAGCTAATCCTTTAGATAATGGTAGCCCTGATAAAAAAAGAGCAACTAAACAATTAATTGAACACTTTGTATCAATGGAAGATAACTATGACAACGTGTTATATAAAGCTTTACAACAGATAAAGACTGAAAAAGGTGTACCATTAAATGTTTTAAATACTGCAGAGTATAGAAAAATTCATGCTAAAATTAAAAAGTCAATAGCAAAACAAAGAGCAAAAACTACTGCTGTTACTATTAAAAAGAATGCTATAGATAATATAATAAATACAACTTTAGCCACAGATAAACCAGTTCAGAAATTTTATAACAATGGCAAAGGAGTAACCAAAGCAAGTAATAATGACATAGAAATTGGAATAATACAAAGTGAAACTTTTGCAAAAAAATCAAGAATGGAACAAATGGAATCATATAAGAACTTTGGTTTTATTCCTGATTTTGAGAAAAGTGATGTATTAAATGCTCTTAAATTATTACAAAGTGGAGTTATTAAAGGCGATGATTTAAGCACAAACACTGTTCTTCAAAAAGGTTTTATGACTTATGAACTTTTAAGAAGAACTAATAACGACCTTGATAGTTTTTTAAATGAAGCTGAACAGCTAAGGTTTGAGGCATTACGTTATTATATAGAAGATGCAGCTACTACTGGTATGATTGATTATCCTGTTGAAGCTTCAGAAGAAGAAGGTGGTATAGGGATAAAGTCAGTGCAGAACTTTAACAATGCTGCACAGAGAATATCACAGTTTAATATTGACCCTGATAACTTACCACCTAAACCTAGTAAGTTATTAGATGATGTAGTAAGTGAAATAACACCTAGCATGTTTAATATTTTTAGTGGTGATACATTAGATGAGGTTACTAATTCTGGTGAGATAATGTTTAAGATATCTCAACATGCTCATATTTTAATGTTACAAGGAGTACCACAAGATAAAGCGATAGTACAAGCAGCTAATGTAGCTAGACAAGATTATCAAATAGTTACATCTGGTGATGGTAAAACTAAGTATGCTTTTCAAAAGTTAAATACTAGTTTATCTGAAGCATTAAACCCTTCTGAAATTATAACTGCCTTAAACCAAGAGTTATATAATAATAAAGGTTTAGCTAAATATTTATTTGATACTTATGAATTAGTAAAAGGACATTCTGAAAGAGGTTATAATATAGGAATATATCCTGATGCTTTAAATCCTACTCAGGCTCTAATTAGAGTAGATAAAAAAGATGGAGATTTCTTTTACGTCTTTGATAGATATAATAAGATAGCTATGTTAAATGACAAAGACAAATTTATAGCAAATATGACTAATAACATAAAAGCTTCAGAACCTGTAAAACCTGTTACAGCTTATGGTTCAGAGATTGACATGTCTAATGTATTTACTATTAATAGATTTGGTCAGAAGGTAGAATATCAAGAAGTAGAAGGAGACTTCTTTAGGATTAAAGATGATGGAACATTAGCTAAGTCACCTGCTACAGGTTTGATAAAAGCTAACTTAGCAAAAGAAGCTAGGGGTGAAGATTCAAGTATTGTTACTAAGAACATTACAGATACTACTCCAGAAAAGCAATCTTCTTTATTAGACCAAATTAATCCTATTAGTACAGCTAACGCATCTGTCTTAGACGAAACACAAGTAGGTGAATTTACACCTAGTAATCAAACAACAGGAGAACAAGTGACTATTGAAGGTAATACTACAGAAGACAAAACAGCTAATATGATAGCAAGGCAAGAAGGTTTTTCTAGTACCCCCTACAAAGATGGTAGTGATAGGTCAGTAGGATTTGGTTTCTTTTTACCTGCTCTAGAAGATGATGAGAAAGCTTTGATTAAAGATATTAACAATGTCACAAAAGAAGAAGCTACTCAAGTTCTTAAGTTAAAAGTGCAGAAGATTGGTAACTATCTAGACAAAGAAATACAAGGTTTTAGAAACTTACCTGAGAAAGCACAATCAGCTATTATTAGTATGGGTTATCAACTAGGTGCTCCTAATTTAAAAGGGACTTGGAAGAAGTTCTGGTCTTCTATTAACGAAGCTTCTCAATATGCAGAAGGTTCTGTTGAACAAGGTATAGCTTTAGGTAAAGCTCAGTTTAACATGTTGTTTAACGTAGCTAAAGATGGTACTATTACTGCAACTAAGTGGGCAACACAGACCAAAGAACGTGCATTAGAGATGGCAAATGATGTAGGTAGTGCAACTGTAGACACAGTAGAAGCAATAGCTTCAGGTATTGTTAACTCTGTTATACCTTCTGCACATGCTGATACATCTGTACCAGAGTCTAAGATACTAAAAGTTGAAGAACAACCTACTGCTGACATGGTTAGTGATATAGCAATATCTCCTAATCCTGTAGAAGCAGCTTCTAAATACTTAGGTATTTCTGAGAAAGATTCAGAAGGTGCTGAAGCAGTTAAAGGTTTCTTTGAGAATATTGTAGGTGATTGGAATCCTGACAATGAAACTGTACTAGACTTTGCTTCTAATAAAGCATGGTGTGCAGCTTTCTTAACTCAAGTGTTACGTGACTCAGGTTATGATACAGATGCTTTAGTAAGTAAGGACAAGTTTAAACAACTACGTGCTTCTTCTTATGCTAATGTAGGCAATTCTGTAAATATAAACCAAGCTAAAGCTGGTGATATTATGATTAAGTATCACAGTGAAGAAGAAAAGAAGAAGTATAAAGCAGCCTTTGGACATGTTGGAGTTGTCTACAAAGTAGATGGTGACCAAGTTTGGTTCATAGGAGGTAACTCAGGTGATAAAGTTAAGATGGCTTCTTATAACTATAAAGATAAGAAAATAGATATTAGAAGAATAACTAAAGCTAAAGATATCAAGATTGATAGTGTACCTGCTTTACTTGACCTAAAACTTGAAGGTCAAATAACTGCTTCTAATCTAAAGAACTGGTTTAAGAAAACTGGTATTGGTAAGATGCTTACTGAATAATTAAAAAGGAAATGTAAATGGCTGAATTAACTTCTCTTAAAGACTTAGGTTTTGACTTTCCAACAGCAGATAAATATGCTCTGCCTATGGTTAGTACTGTAGCTGAAAGTGTCTTTTTAAAAGAGCAGAGATTACAAGAAGAAGCAGTAGAAAATACACGTATTACTGATATGTTTAATACTGCTTATTCTGAAAATTTCTCAGTAAGTGCTTTAGCTGATGGTATAGAAAAAGCAAGGATTGATAGAGGAACACCTCTTACTAACTTTACTCCTGAATTAGTTAAAGAATTAACTGATGGTTTATCTATACCTTCATCTTTACATGTTATTGAAGAAGCTAAAACTTATGGTTATCACCATGCCATGAAGACAAGAGAGTTTAATCTACAGACTGAAAAAAACTTAAAAACATTAGAAGCTGGTGGCTGGAAAGGTATGGTTGCTAACATATTCTCTGTCATGTTTGACCCTGCTGAGTGGGCAGTAATTGCAGGTACTACTGCTGCTGCCTCTGCTGCTCTTACCCCTGCTGGTGGAGCTGGTGTAGCCACTGTAGGTGCAATGAGACAGTTCTATAAAGGAAAGAAAGCTTTCTTTATAGGAGCAGGTCTTGGTGCATCTGAAAGTGCAGCCTTTGAAGCGATTAGAGCTAATGTTAAATATAATGTTGACTTTAATGATGTATTAATAGCAGGAGGTTTAGGAGCTACTATTGGTGGTGGTTTAAATTTAGCTGCTAATGGTTGGAGAAAAGCTGGTCAAAGAGCTTTAATACAAAATAAATTAATAAAAGGTATTGAATTAACAGATTCAGAAAAAGCTTTTGATGAAGCCTTTGGTGTGAAAAAATTAACTTCTGATATTATACAAAGAGAATTAACAGGAGAATCCTTTAAACACTCTACAGTAGGTACTACTCCTGTTCCTCAAGTAGAAGGAGATTTACCTGAAATTGCAGGATGGGGTATGCTTGGACTACGTAAGCTTATTTCTGTTAACTATAGATTAGGTACACATGTTTTACAAGGAGCAAGGCATTTAGCTAGAGCTATGTTATTAAATCCTGTAGGTTATAAAAAGAGTGACCTTGCAACAAACCCTGAATCAGCTTCAGAAGTTGCAGAAGCTTTACAGGCACAATTTCGTGTTAAACACGCAACTCTTTTAAGACACCAACAACAAAGGTGGATTAAAGAAACTGGTCTTACTGCTGATGATTTTAATATTGCTGTTGCACGTTATGTTAGAAATATAGATACTGACGTAACTGATGGAGTAAAATTAGTAGGAGAAAATATTAGAAAACTACAAAATAAATTAGCTGAGTTAGCTGTAGAAGCTGATGTTACTGGTTTTACAAAAGACTTACTAGGAAAAAATCCTTTTTATATGTCTCGTATTTTTAATGATGATAAGATTAGGTTAGTAAGAGATGAATTTGATGACTTAGCTATACAAGATTTAGTTGAAACAGCTATTCGTAAAGAACAACCTAATATAGAAGTTTCAGTTGAAAAGTATTTAAGAGGTAAAAATAAAGAGAAAGTAGGTCAAGAAGAAGTTAATGGTTACATTAAAAGACTTGCAGCTGCTTATACAAGAAGTATAACAGACCCTAGCCTAAAGATTACAGGCACAGGTGGTGCTAATGAAATGGCTCTAGCAGACATAGAAAAACTTTTAAAAGCAGAGTTTGGAGAAAGTATAACTGATGATGCTATTGAGATTATTTCAGATATACTTACACAAACTAAAACACGTAAAGCACATAAACGTTCTAGAAAACGTGTTGCCTTAGATGAAGGTACAGTAATTCAAGTAGCTAACAAAAATGGAGAAATCAAACCATTAGCTTTTACTGATTTATTAGAAGAAAACGCAGACCAGTTATTTAATAGTTATATATTTCAGATGTCAGGTGCAATAGGTTTAGCACGTAATGGTATAGATACTAACAAAGCTGGTACAAGTTTTAAAGAGTTTAAAGACAGATTAGGTCTAGAAGCTAGAGATAAAAACATAAGTACTGAAGAACTTAAAGTAGCTACAGATGCTTTGGATTTTGTTTATGACGGTTTAACCAGAAGATTAGGTAATAGAGAAGAAACACAGTCTATGCAAGATTTAGGTGTAGCTTGGAGAGCTTATTCTTTTGCTGTTAATATGGGTATGTCTGGTATGTCAGCCCTTATGGAACTTAGTAACGTTATGTTTGAGGCTTCATTTGTAACTTTACTTAAAGGTGTTCCAGAATATAGGAAACTTGTTAAAACATTAAGTGACCCAAATGCTCCTCAAGATGTCATAGACGAGTTAGTTTATGCCATTGGCATGGGTGATGAAGTAAGTTTAGGTCTATGGAACAATGTTACAAGATTTGATACAGAGGATATAGGAGCTACTATTTCTTCTGAAGTAGGTGGAATGTATAATAAAAAAGGTTCTAGTCTTAGTCAACTAAGAGGTAAAGTAGGAGCAGGTGCTGAAGAATTAGCCTATGGTAGTCAAAAGTTTGTAGCTTATTGGTCTGGTTTAACAGGTGTTACACAGACTTTACGTAGGTTATCTATGTTAAATTTTACTAATGAAATAGCATTAGCTGCTGGTAAAGGTAAAATTCCTTTTTCTGCAATCAAGAGACAACAGTTAGGTTTAACTGATGAGATGGCTATTAAGATAAGAGATACTATGAATAGTGATAAAGTCATAAAAAATAAAAATGGCACAGTTAAAAAGCTTAACATTAAAGATTGGGAAGCAGATGTTAGAGAGGCTTTTAGTGCTATAGGTTTTAAAGATGCTAGACTTAATGTACAAGAAACTAACATAGGTTCTGTTAATAAGTTTATGAAAACAAATCAAATAGGTAAAACATTTTTACAGTTTATGAGTTTTACTTTAGCTTCTTTAGAACAACAAACTATGAGGTTTGGAGTAAGAGCAGTTAGTGGAGATGCTGGAGCAGTAACTAAAATTTTACTATCTGCAGCCTTAATGGGTAGCCTTATGTATTCAGCCAGAGTCCACTTGAATTCTGCTGGACGTAGTGATAGAGAAGAGTATATTAAAGAACGTATGAAAAATGAGAATATAGCTTTAGGAGCACTTCAACAAATAGGAGCATTCTCTATCTTTAGTTATATAAGTCAAATCACTACAGGAGCTATGCACGGTAATACATATGCCATAACTCCCCCTGTGTTTTCTTTAGGGCAATCTGTATTATCTTCTGGTAATGCTATATGGGAAGGATTGGTTGAAGATGACCAAGACATGACAGAATCAGAATGGAGGTCTTTTCTTAGGATTGCTCCTGCTTCATCTTTATATGGAGTTAGGCAGATACTTAACGGTATGGCTGCTGACTTTTCTAGATAAACCTAAAGTTACAACATTAATAACGAGGAATACAAATGCCATTATCATATGAAAACTATACTGGGGACAACGTCACAGACACGTTTAACATCCCCTTTACGTACACTGCGACTAGTGAGAT